CGCGAGTTGGCGAACATCATCCGCAGGTGTCGATGGGCCTCGAGCGTCCGCTGACCGGCGCGCAGCCGCCGCGCGATGGCGCCGCAATGCTGGATTTTGCCCTCGACGATCCGGGTCATGCCGACGCCCTGTTCTCCGCCGGACGCCGCTGCGGAGACTTCTGCGCGGCCTCATCCCCTTCCTCAACCTCGGGGATTACCGCAACGATGTTCATCGGCAGCGGATTGTCCTGCTGCACGCAGACCTGACCGGGCTTGCCGTAGCCGCCCTGCACGGCGACGCGGACGTCGCCAGTGTAGAGCGGAACGAGCGACGAGCCGAACGCCGGCTTGACCAGATCGGGAACCGCCTGCAAGCCGCTCCACTGCGGCGCGAGTTGCATCGGCGACAACGTCGAGCCATTCGGCTGATTCGAGCCGACCTTGATCCCGCGGGAATTCTCGACCCGGATCGTCGCCTTGGCGATCTTCTTGCGCTGGCCCTGCACCGTCGGCGCGCCGGCGTCGAGATTGATGGTCTGGAACTGCGGCTGAAAGGCGAGCCCGGCCGTGACGGCGGTCGAGGGCTGCGGCAAAGCAATTTGGCCGTTCGCCGGAACCAGCGTCGAGGGAATGACCACGCCGTCGGCGAGACCGGTCACATAAGCGCCGACCAAATGGAACAGGCCGGTCACGACGCTGATCGGGGCCGTCTTGGTCCACGCGCCCGCCTGCGCCGGCTGCATCGCGCCGCCGGAATTGGGCTGTACGCCCGACAGGAACGGATTGACGATCGTCCCGGTGACGACCTCGGGGTTGGTGTAGCCGGTGATCGTCGCCTTGCCGCCGAAGGCGCGAATGACCGAACCGACGTCCCCGGCGCTGAATGCCGCCGGATTGGCGGTGAACGTCGCCGCCGTCGTCAGTTGCAGGACCGCGCTCGCGCCCGAGCCGCCGCCGGGGTCCTGGATCACAAGCTGCGGCGCGGTATAGCCGGCGCCGGGCGTCAGGGCGACGTTGACGATGACGCCGCTGGCGATCGTCAGCGTCGCCGCCGAACCCGCTCCCGGCCCCGCGCCCATCGCGTCGACGACCGTCGCCGTGGTCAGGTTGGAATAGCCCTGGCCGCCAACCAGCGAGCCGGGAACGACGCCGGCGATCGAGCCGACGCCGTTCGGCGAGGAAATCTGCAAGCTCGCCTGCGGCTGCGGCTGAGCGAGCGACAGGCCGGCGTCGACGCACCACGTCGACTCGACGCCCTCGTTCCACAGGCGATTGTCCATCCGCTCGATCATGTAGGCGGATTTGCCGCCGATGGTGCGGTTGGTCGACAGATAGAGCGCATCGACCGGCGGCTCGATGACCGAGCAGCAGGTGCAATAGAGGCCGTTGGTGTCGTGGCGTCCCCAGCCGTTGATGCCTTCTTCCTTGAAGTAGGCCATCGACAGCAGCGCGCCGTCGGAACGGATCGACCACAGCAGCTTGTACGGTTCCTCGCACCACGCATGATCGAGAATGCCGTAGCCGAGGAACAGGTGTTCGGAATTCACCGTCAGGTCGGTGCCGGTGTAGATGTTGGTGAAGAACTGATAGGTCAGGTCGCGATATTTCGAGCCCTTCGCCTGCACGTAGATGATGTCGAAATTGATCTTGATCGGCATGACCGTGGGCGACACGCCGTTGTACGCCTGCGGCTGCGCCTGCTGGCCCGACGGCGTGATCGGCTGCGGATTGAGGCTCGATCCGCCCTGCCCCGTCACCTGCCACGCCGACTGTCCCGTCAGCACGACGAGGCCGCCCGGCATGGGGATCATCCACTGAATGCCGTTGACAAGCTGCGACCACGGCGAGCCGGTGATGGCGTCGCTGTCGATCGTCGGAATGCGATAGTCGAAATTGGTGAACGAGCCCGGCTGGCTCATCCAATAGGTGTCGGGATTGTTGAGCGAATAGGCGTAGACGCGGCGCTGCTGTTCGTAGGCGACGACGCCGGGATACGTGCCGCTCTCGGGACCGATTTGCAGCGAACAGGTCGCGCCGGAGCCGTCGCCGCTGACGATTGCGGTGTCGCCCGGCGAGAATCCCTGGCCTGGATCGACGACCAGATAGGCGACGATCTGGCCGTTCTGGATGACCGGCTCGATCGACGCGCCCGATCCCGTCGCCGAGTTCGTGGCGACCGTGGCCGTGGTGTAGCCGCCCCCTGGCGCGACCGGCGCGCAATTGATGATCTCGCCGCGCGCGAACGGATTGCCGTGGATCGGCGGCACCTGGGCGAAGTCGGGCGTGACGTTGTCGTCGGTGAAGGTCGGCCCGAAGGAGCTGCCGATGTAGCCGAAGGTCGCGCCGGCGCCGGGTGGCGACAGCGCCTGCGTCTTCGGTCCCGAGACCGGCGTCGCCTTGTAGTAATTGTACTCCTGCGCGTTCGACGGCAGGCCAGAGATGGCGATGGTGACGACGCCCTGCGTATAGGACACGTCGACCGCATCGACCAGCGTGCCGATCGGCGAGGCGATGCTTTCGCTGCCGTCGGCGCCGTTCACCGCGGTAGCGCAATAGGCGTAGGACGCCCACGCGACCGATCCCGAAGGCTGATTGGTCGCCGAGACGGCGCACGCGCCCGGCGGCGAGATCGTCGGCGACATTTGCAGCGGCGAAACCTGCCACTGCGTATCGCTCAACCGCCCGAGGTCGATGGTCTGGTACTCGGTCCCGGTGAGTTGGTTGACGCAGCACATCGACATGACGTCGGCGCTCTGCGTCACCTTGATCCACGGCAGGTCTTCCTCGGCCCATGGCGTCGTCAGGGTGTAATAGCGCGCCGCCTCGCCGCCGCCGGTGTAGGCCGAGAACCCGGTCGAATTGATTGGCGCGCCAAAGACGTCGTTGAGCGAATAGACGTTGCCCGCCGCCGCGCCGATGACGACGGTGCGGCCGTTCAACTGCGTCATTCCCTGCACCTGCGACAGATACAGCCAATCGCCTTGGGCGAAGGCGGAGCCGCTGGCGCTGGTCATGTTGAAAGTCGCGCCGAGGCCGTAGCCGGTCGTGCTGGCTTGCGCTACCGGATTGGCGGGGAAGGCGGAATAGGAGCCGGCGTTGGCGATCGACAGCGACAGCGGGGCGAAGACCACCAGATTGAATTGCGCGCCCGAGCCGTTGCCGGACGTCGCCGCCTGGGTCATCAGGCCGCTGGCCGGGTTCTTGCTGTAGACGCCGGCGTTGGCGATCGTCACCGTCGCCGGCGCCATGGTGATCGTCAGCTTGGCGTTCGCCAGGCCCGCGCCCGTCACCGGTTCGGCGGCGAGATTGGTCGGGTTGACGGTGTAGGAGCCGGCGATCAGGATCGAATTCACGGCAATGATCGCGCCGCCGGAGATCGTCACCAGCGCCTGGAACGGGGTTCCGGTCCCGGTGGTTCCGGTGACGGTCGCAACGCCGTTGGTTCCCCCCGAGCCGCCTGCGTCGACCGAGGCCGAGCTGACGCCGGTGTGGGCGACCAGAAGCTGCGCCGCAGTGGTGAAGGTTCCGCCGGCCAGCGTGATCGTGTCGCCCGGCACATAGCCCGAGCCGTAGCCGAGCAGCGATTGCAGGCTGTAGAGGCTCGTCGTCTGCACCAGCAATTGCGTCGGCTGGCTGGCGACGCCGCCGGCGAGCGTGATTCCATCGCCCGGCGCGTAGGATGACGTGATCGTCGAGCCGGCGTTGAACGCGGCGGCGCTCGCCGAATAGCCGGGAATGGTGATCTGGCACTGAGCCGCTTTGGTCGCGGCCGTGATCGAGAACGGCGTTTCGCCGACGAACGCGCCCTGATAGATCGGCCGCATGTAGAAATTGCCGATCTCCAGCGCCAGCCCCTGCGAGATGCTGTACTCGAACGAGATCAGGCGCGGCGGATAGGCGCGGCTGGTCTGCTTCGAGTAGCCGACGAACGACGTGCCGGCCCGCGAGTCCGCGCCGCCGGTGACGCGCACGAACATATTGCGGAGCGTCGAAGCGGCGACTTTCAGGCGAATCAGATCGACATGGCCGTAGAGGGCCGGCGAGACTTCGCCGCTGACGAAGGCGGTGTCGATTACGGGCGTCGCCACTTAGACGGTCCTCGCTTGAGCGGGCCAGCAAAGCAGCTTATAAGGGCGGGAGACGAGCCCGTTGGCTGCGGCGCTCGCCCCCCTGTTCACCCGTCGAATGAGGCTCGACCGATGACTGCCAAAATCCTTATCACGCATGCGCGGCTGCGCGAAGCGCTGGACTACGACCCAGCGACAGGCGTCTTTCATCGCCTTACCAACGGGCGAGGATTTCTCGCGGGCCAAGTCGCCGGCGGCGAATCGCATGGCGGCTATATCAAAATCTGCATTGATCGGCACAGTTTCTACGCGCACCGCTTGGCATGGTTTTACACATATGCCAAATGGCCGGCAGAGATTCTTGATCATCGCGATGGCAACCCATCGAACAATCGCATCGACAATCTGCGCGAGGCTTCTCAGTCTCAGAACGTCAGCAATGGGCGGCGGCGGCTTACGAATCGCAGCGGTGTGAAAGGTGTCTGTTTCGACAAGCGCCGAGGCAAATGGATTGCATCGATCACATCTGGCTACAAACAAATCAATTTGGGCCGCTTCAATAATATTGAAGCAGCAACAAGGGCCTATCGAAAGGCGGCGACCAAACTTCATGGCGAATTTGCCAATCTCGGATAACTCCATAGTTTTAGTAGGCTGACCCGTCACTGAAACCAGCGGGAGTCCATGGCGCCCACAGCATCCCGAGACCTCCGTCTTCTTCACCACCCCAAGGCCAAGCGCCTCCACTTCGGCGCGCTGCAATCCAGTCAGGCAGGTGATCTGTAGAGGACCATTGTTCGTTACCGTCGTTTATCCTCGCCTGTTGAATCTTCGACTTGGTGATGGCGATCTGGTCGTTGCGCAACTGGCGCGCCAGCGGCAGGTTCTTCTGATGCACCTTGAGCGCGATGGCCTGCGCCACATAGGCGATCATGGCGGCGCGGAAGGAATCGTCCCACTCGCTCGGATACAGGACGAGCGACGTATAGACGAGATTCGCCTGCGGCGTGTTGGTGAGGATGACGCTGCGCCCGGCGGGCGACTCGCCGCGGATTTCCCACCACAACTGACCGGCCTGCGGCGGATAGTTGACGTCGCGGGCGATCAGGAAGCGCGTCGGCCGCAATCGCTGGCCGAGCTGCGTGGTGATCGCGAGCGCGGACGAGATCGGGACGCTGGCGTTGATCGAGATGTTGCCCGGCGGCGATTGGTTGGCGACGACGGGCGACGCGGGCACGAAGCGCGCGGCGACGCAATCGTTGGGATAGGCGTATTCATAGACCCACGGCGGGATGACCATCGTCCCGACGCCGGCAGTCTGGCCGGTGGCGTCGGCGAGCAAGTCCATCGGCAATTGCTTGCGGGCGAATTGCCACGGCGCGGCGCGCAGCAGGCCGGTCAGGCACTCGCGATAGGCCCGCAGCACCGGCTGGGCGTTCGGCGTGCCATCCTCGATGTCTGACAGCGTCAGGTCGGCGCCTATACAGTCTAGGGCCAAATTCGCAATATCGGTCGGCAGATTCAAAGCTCACCCCCTGACGGAAAGTCCGGTCTGCGCCGACGATGGTTCCTCGGCGACGGCGAGTTTGAACATATCGGCGGATGCGGCGAAGCGCCCGAGGCGGCGCGCCATCGCCGCGGCAAGCGCTTCGACGAAGTCAGCCTCCCACGTCGTCGGATCGGTGACGCGGCCGGCGTAGGTGACGACCGCGTTGGCGACATTGCAGCAGATCACCTTTTGCGCCGGCGTGAGGCTGTTGTCGTTGTCGATGCCGAAAATGTAGTGCTGCGGATCGAAGTTCGGCACAACCAGCGGCGGCGGTCGCACCGACCAGACACGCAGGCAGTCGGCGGGATAGGCGTACTCGAAGAACCACGGCAGCGGCGGATAGGCGGGATTCCACGCGACGCCGACATAGCCGTTGAGCGGCGCCTGCTTGAGCAGCGCCGGCGCAGTCTGCCGTTTGGAGAATTCCCACGTCTCGTCGCGCAGCATGTTGTCGCGCGTCTGGCCATAGAATTCGAGCGCGGCGTTGGATTCTTCCGACCCCTCATAAAGATTGCCGATCGTGCGCGTATGACCAAGCCGCGACAGGGCGAGATTGATGACGTCGGCCGGCGAACTTATGGAGACGGTCATAGCTCGCCTCTGCGATCAGCCAGCGCGTCGAAGGAGCCGAACGCCTCGAGATAGCCCTGGGCGACGTCGGGCTTGCCGGCGCCGGCCATGGCGAACTCGGCGGCGAGCAGCCGCACCACGGCAGCGCGGAACGAGGCGTCCCACAGCGATTCGGGCGGCGCGCCGTTGCCGACGACCTCGGCGTTGGGAACG